GCTGAAAGAACATATGATATAAAAGCTTATTCTCAAGATCCTTTTGGCGTTAACAAAAGAACTAAGTATATGGAAAATATACTTAAAGATATGAGGTTAAGACAGTTTAACGAGGCTGTAAAAAACAATTTAAATCTTGATGTTAGAAAAAGCCAAATAGAAGAGCTTCCAGAAACAAATGAAGAACTAGAACTTCATATGCAATTAACATATAAGCAGTCAATTGAAGTAGCAGAAGAGCAAGCTATAAATACTCTACTGCAGGGTAACAAATACGAATTAACTAAAAAACGTTTTTATAGAGATTTAACTGTTTTAGGTATAGGTGCTGTAAAAACAACTTTTAACACTTCTGAAGGTGTTATAGTAGAATATGTTGATCCTGCTAACCTAGTATATTCTCATAGCGACTCACCTTATTTTGAAGACATATATTATGTAGGCGAAGTAAAATCAATACACGTAAATGAGTTAGCAAAACAATTTCCCCATTTAACAGAAAGCGATCTTGAAGATATAATGAAAAATAAAGTTTATAATAAAACTAATTATAACTCAAGATATTCAACACATGTTGATGATAACAACACTATTCAAGTGTTATACTTTAATTTTAAAACTTATATGAATGAAGTTTATAAAGTAAAAGAAACTGGAACTGGTGCTGAAAAAATCATACGTAAAAACGATAGTTTTAATCCGCCTGAAGGTATGGAAGGTGGTTATGCTAAAATGTTAAGATCCATAGAAACTCTTTACGAAGGAGCCATGATATTAGGAACTGAAAAACTTTTAAAGTGGGAGATGGCAAAAAACATGATGAGACCTAAAAGTGATTATACTAAAGTAAAAATGAATTATGCTATAGTTGCTCCTAGAATGTATGACGGTAAAATAGAATCTATTGTTAGTAGAATAACTGGTTTTGCTGATATGATACAGTTAACACACTTAAAGTTACAACAGGTATTATCTAGAATGGTACCAGATGGTGTTTATTTAGATGCTGATGGTCTTGCTGAAATAGATTTAGGTAATGGCACTAATTACAATCCTCAAGAAGCTTTAAATATGTTTTTCCAAACAGGTAGTGTTATTGGTAGATCATTTACCTCTGATGGAGACATGAATCCTGGCAAAGTGCCAATACAAGAAATAACATCAGGAAGTGGAGGTAATAAAATGCAAGCTCTTATTGCAAATTATAATTATTATTTACAAATGATAAGAGATGTAACTGGACTAAATGAAGCGAGAGACGGAACAATGCCAGATAAAAACGCTTTAGTAGGTGTTCAGAAATTAGCAGCTGCAAATAGCAACACAGCAACTAGACACATATTACAAGCAGGTTTGTATTTAACTAATGAAGTTGCTGAATCTTTATCTCTTAGAATATCTGATATTATAGAGTATTCTCCAACTAAAGACGCTTTTATACAAGCTATAGGTGTTCATAACGCGGCTATATTAGAAGAGTTAACAGAGTTACATCTTTATGACTTTGGTATATTTATAGAATTACAACCAGACGAAGAAGAAAAAATGATGTTAGAAAATAATATACAAATGGCTTTACAGCAACAAGTTATAGAACTTGCTGATGCTATTGATATTAGAGAAATTAAAAATGTAAAGTTAGCAAACCAACTATTAAAAATACGTAGAAAAAAGAAGTTAGATAGAGATCAAGCTATTCAGCAACAGAATATGCAGTTACAAAACCAAATGAATCAACAAGCTACAGCTGCGGCCGCACAAGCAGATGTTCAAAAAAATCAAGCATTAACACAAAGCAATGCTCAATTAGAACAAGTAAAAGCTCAGTTAGAATCTCAAAGAATGCAACAAGAAGTTTCTGCTAAAAAAGAATTAATGGCTTTAGAGTTTGAATATAACATGCAATTAAAAAACATGGAAGTTACAAATCAAAGGCAAAAAGAATCAGCAAAAGAAGATCGTAAAGACGAAAGAACAAGAATACAAGCTTCGCAACAAAGTGAGCTTATAGATCAAAGAAACAGTAAGACACCACCTAAAAACTTTGAATCCGCAGGTAATGATATACTAGGAGGAGGTTTTGATTTAGGTGTATTTGATCCTAAGTAAATTTATTAATTATTATTATATTATATTATGGAAGAAAAAAATGAAAACGTAGTTGAAGAAACTACACAAGAACAGGTAGAACAAAAACCTGTAGAAGAAACTACTAAAGTAGATGAATCTAAATTTAAAAGCGCTGGTGATGATAGCGTAGTAAAAGTAGATTTAAGTAAACCACCAACACCAAAAGAAAATGAAAATAAAGAAGATAACGCTGACGACAGCGGAGTGGCTGCAGAGTCTGAAAATGCCGAGCCCACACAAGAACAAGAAGAAGTACAGCCGAAAGCTGAAGCACAAGAAGAAACAGTTTTAGAAGAAGTTGTTGAAGAAGAAGAAATAAAAGAAGAGGTTGAAGAAGAAAAAACTGTAGAGGTTGTAGAAGATATAAAAGAAGATAAAAAAGAAGTGCCAGATAACATAAAAAAGTTAGTAGATTTTATGGAAGAAACTGGCGGTGATTTAAATGACTATGTAAGACTTAATCAAGATTATAGTAAATTAGATGATAGAAATTTACTTTATGAATATTATAAACAAACAAAGCCTCATTTAAATAATGAAGAAATTAATTTTATGTTAGATGATTCTTTTTCTTATGATGAAGAAGAAGATACAGAAAGAGACATAAAGAGAAAAAAATTAGCGTTAAAAGAGCAAGTTGCCAGCGCTAAAAGCCACTTAGACGGGCAAAAGTCTAAATACTATGAAGAAATTAAAGCTGGATCAAGGTTAACTAATGACCAACAAAAAGCTATAGATTTCTTTAATAGATACAACAAGGAAGCAGAAGAAAACAAAAAAGTAGCGGTTAAAAATACTGAAATTTTTGCACAAAAAACTAATCAAGTTTTTAACGACAAGTTCAAAGGTTTTGAATATAACGTCGGTGATAAAAAATATAGGTTTAAAGTAAAAAACGCTGAAGAGGTTAAAAAAACACAGAGTGATATAAATAATTTTACTAAAAAGTTTTTAGATAAAAATTCTACATTATCAGATGCTCACGGTTATCATAAATCTTTATATACAGCTATGAACGCTGACGCCGTTGCAAAACACTTTTATGAACAAGGTAAAGCTGATGCTATGAAAGATAGCGTTGCTAAATCTAAAAATGTTGATATGAACCCACGACAAACTCATGGTGAAATTAAAACAGGCGGTGTTACATTTAAAGTGTTAAACGATAATTCTTCTGATTTTAAGTTTAAAATTAAAAATAAAAACAAATAACAATTTAAAATTACAAAATTATGGCAATTACTCCAGGTGGTAATTTGAACAAAGTGCCTTCTCCAGTTAAGGCGGCTCTTTCTACAAATTACATAGATTTTATAGATGGAAGTACAGGTTGGGAACAACAGTACTTACCGGATTTAATGGCTGCAGAAGCTGAAGTGTTCGGAAAAAGAACAGTTTCAGGTTTCTTGAAGCAAGTCGGAGCTGAAGAAGCAATGACGTCTGATCAAGTTGTTTGGTCAGAACAAGGTAGATTACATTTAGCGTATACAGGAACTGTAGATGCTTCTACTTCAGTAGTAACAATTTCAGGACTAGTTGGTTCTAACGCGTCTTACGCATCAGGAACACACGGTCTTAGAATTGGTGATACTGTTTTAGTAGCTTCTAGCACTGTTACTGCTCCATGTCGTATTTCGGCTGTATCTACTAATGACGTAACATGTTTACCGTATACTCAAGGTCACTTAGATGAAACTGGTATTGGTATGGCTGATGGTGCTGTTACAGTACTTAAAATTGGTTCTGAGTGGAAAAAAGGATCTGATACTCCTTATTCTACTGCTAATGAGCCTTCGTTCAAATCATTTAGTAACAAACCAGCTATTATGCGTGAAATGTATCAAATCAACGGATCTGATACTTCTCAAATAGGTTGGGTTGAAACTACTGGTGAAGACGGACAATCAGGATACTACTGGTATTTAAAAGCAGAAGGTGAAACTAGATTAAGATTTGTTGATAACTTAGAAATGACATGTCTTGAAGGTGTTATGGTTGCA